TTGTACGTCATCAGCAACGCGGATTAGCCATTCACGAATTCTCTCAGCTTCGGTCACTCTCTAATATCCTCGTCTCAGCAGTTTCGTAAAACCGCTTTATCCATTCGATATTCTCAGACAATTGATCCCTATCATCTTCGCCAAGTGGGTCTTCAATTAAATCCGCTAGATCACGAATCTCACTTTCAAGTTTTGAAAATGCGTCGTCCACGGTCTTTATGGAATCAAAATTAAAGTTTGGCAGAGCTTTCATAAGAATGGGGGGTGATTAGCCCCCCTCCTTAATTACAGGCTAACAGCGCTGCGGCAGATTGCTTTGATCTTCAAAGCGGTAGACAAGTACACCTTAACAGTGTTGCTGTCTTGCTCTTCAACCGACACGATGTCGTTGTAGTACTTACCGTTGGCACGTTGGACTTGCACACCCACGTCCACGAAGCTGCTGTTCAGGTTGTGAACAATAGTGTGAACGGTAGCGGAAGCACCAGCTTCAAAGGTAAACACGGTGTCGTTGTAGTCGCTACGGATAGCAGCGTCAGCGTCGGCACGGTCGCTGGCTTCTTGAGCTTCAGCAGCTTGAGCACGCGATACTTCGTCGGCCAAGTCAGAAGCAATGTCAGCCTCAGCAGCTTGTGCGCGAGTAACTTCAGCAGCCAAATCGCTGGTCAGAGTAGCTTCGGCAGCTTGAGCGCGGCTGATTTCGCTGTTCAGGTCGCTACGCAGGGAAGCGTCAGCAGCAGAACGAGCAGAGGCTTCTGCGCTTACGGCAGCAGCACGGGCGGTGGCTTCAGCAGAGATGTCAGAAGACAGGCTTGCTTCTGCGGCTTGAGCACGGTTAGCTTCAGCGGTTACAGCAGCAGCGCGGGCAGATGCTTCGGAAGCAATATCAGCAGCAAGACCAGCCTCAGCGCCTTGGGCACGAGTCTGCTCGGCAGAAACAGCGGATGCACGGGCAGAAGCCTCAGCAGCGATGTCCGATGCCAAACCAGCTTCAGCACCTTGAGCACGTGTACGCTCAGTAGAGATGTCGCTAGACAGACCAGCTTCAGCAGTTTGAGCGCGTGATGTCTCGGCAGCAATGTCAGATGCCAGACCAGCTTCGGCTGTTTGTGCACGGCTAGTTTCAGCAGAGATGTCGCTTGACAAGCCAGCTTCTGCGTTCTGAGCACGGGTAGTCTCAGCAGCAATAGCGGTAGCGTTGGTAGCATCACCAGCGGCACGAGAAGTAGCTTCAGCAGAAACAGCAGCTTGGCGGTCAGAAACTTCTTGAGCGATGTCGTCAGCCAAACCTTGTTCAGCGGCTTCAGCACGAGCAACTTCATCAGCCAAGTCAGAAGTCAGTTGACCTTCAGCGGCAGTAGCACGGGCAACTTCGTTGCTCAGGCCAGTGTTAACTTCGTTGATTGCAGCAACCAGAGTTGACTTGTCTGTGGTGTTCAGTTGGGTCAGGTTACCAATCTTGCCGTTAGTAGCGCCCTCAACGGTGGTCAGACGTGCGTCCAAAGCACCTTCTGCGGCCATAGCGCGAGTTTCTTCGGCGGTAACAGCGGCGGCACGAGCAGCAGCTTCGTCGGCAATGTCTTGACCCAAAGCAGCTTCAGCAGCCTCAGCACGAGTAACCTCAGCGTCCAAGTTGGACTGCACGTCACCAATCATGCCTTCGAGCACATTGATGATGTCTGGGTTGTTTTCCAGAGCGTCAGCTAATTCTTTGATGGTGTCAAGAACAGCAGGAGGGATACCGCCGAGCAGATCAGCTTTAGTCTGGTCAATTTTGGCATCCAGAGCAGCTTCAGCGGCTTCGGCGCGGCTAACTTCAGATGCGAGGTCAGCAGTCAATACACCTTCAGCAGCAGTAGCGCGTGACTCTTCAGCAGCAATAGATGCTTGAACAGCGGCCAACTCAGTAGCAGCAGACTCAGCGTCTTTGATGGTGCGAACCACCACAGCGCCAGAGCTGTTCAGAGCAGAATAGCGGATTACTTTGTCGGTGCTGTTGAACCACAGACGGCCAGCAGCAACGGGGCTGGGGTCAGCAGATAAGATTTCGAGGTTGAGGTTTTCTACGTAAGCATTAGCGGCAAGCGTAATGCCATGAAATACTGGGAAATTAGCCATGAGTCACTCCAAAATTAGGGAATTAGTTTTACAAATTATCGTTACACGACACGACTCACGCAGACCAAATCTTACTTCAAAAAGCGACGAAGAACAAGCAGTTCTTGGTCAACTCTCAAAGCGTCTGATCCTGCGTGTTTGACTCGCCATTCGGTCTCGCAGACCTCACTGCTAAAGTAAAATTTTTCGTCACGATAGGTCTGCAGCACCGCCCCATGGGCTTTCATGTACGCAGCCAAGTGAATATCACGTTTCAAGACAATAATGTCATATGTCATAAGGAGAACACCACGTTTACCGAGCCAGCAGTAGGCTCAGTCATGTAAACAATGAACTGATTGGGGCTAGTGGCCTTAACGCCCGCAAAAAATTGCTGATTTTGGGCATCAAATAAACTAGCAACAAAGTTATACGTCCCTAGGTTGTGCGTCACAGTCCAAGTTGTTTCAGCGGTGTTAAAGTTATAAACACGACCAACTGAAGTTAAACCTGCTGATGTGGCTCCCGTCCCGTAAACTTTGCCGTATGGACGTGCAAAGTAAGTGGCCATTTAGATACCTGCCTGTAACACCTTTAGACTAACCGAACCTGATGTATATTCCGTGACACGAACACGTACTCCAGAGATTGGGTAGGCGTAATATCCATCAGCGTTTGCTGTTTGGTCTACAATAAATGGAAACCAAGTAATTTGATCTGGATCATACGGCGACCAAAGATCGTGATATGTGTGCTCAACGGTATATCTTAAAACGGCGCCGGGACTTAACGATACAGCCACCGATACGTTTACAGGCGACAGGTTGATGTCAACACCAATGATGCCAGTGGTTCCTAGACCAGTAACTTCGGTCTCTGCTTGTCTCGACATTAGAACGTCCCTCCAGAAATTCCGCCAGTAGCGGTTACAGTTGTAAAGCTACCCGCAGCAGGGGTAGTGCCTCCAATGACGGTTCCATCAACCGTTCCACCAGTAATTGTCACATTGCTTGCGTTTTGGGTGGACATAGTGCCAAGCCCAGAAACGGCAGTATTTGCAATAGCGATTGCTACATTAGATGCACTTGTAATTTGACCTTGTGCATTAACACCAATTTGCGGAACAAATGCAGCACCACCATAAGTATTTGCAGTAACGCCCGTGTTGCCAATGTTAAATGTGTAAGAGGGCGACTCTGTGAGTCCTGTGCCGGGAGAATAAGTAACTGGCGCACCAAACTGCTGGAATACAATCGCAGTAGTCCCAATCGTAATTGGCAGCGGAGTCTGTTGCACCCAAGACGTGTTAGTGTTTGTGGCTCCAGCGGTAATCAAGAAAAAGTCACCAGCATCAATTTGATTAACGCCTGTTCCAACGGTGTTGTAATCGGTAGCTCTCGTCAGAATGTAGGGAGTTCCAGCAGACCCAACTTGAGTTACTGTGTACACGCCGTTGTTAGCGCCAGTTACCTCATTCTTAACCAATACTCGATTACCAACCACAGTTAGAGTGCCATCTACGCTCAATGCGCCATTAGCATTAGCCGTCAAGGTTGCGCCAACTCCAGATGCGCCATTGTTATAAGTGTTGGCGGGCAAGACGGTTGCAGTAGCTAAACGACATGCTTGGTGGAAGTTAATTCCCGCAGAAATACCATCCACATAAGACTTGTTAACAATGTCATTGCCAGTAGATGGTGTTGTGGTAATAGTTCCTGTGGTTAAAGCAATTGAAGTGAAAGTACCCGCAGCAGGAACAGAAGCTCCAATCGTTGCATTGTTAATTGTTCCGCCGTAAAGAATTGGCGTATTAACTGTTGGGCTAGTAAGCGTTTTGTTGGTCAGCGTTTGAGCTGCGGTATTAGTGGTAACTGTATCGCCACTAACTGTTGCAGATGTTGATGCAAGGGTTGTAAATGAACCAGCTGCGGAAGTAATAGTTCCAATAGATGTGCTGTTAATAGACCCGCCAGATATGGCCACAAAGCTTGAACTTTGGGTAGACATGCTTCCCAAACCCGTAATATCGGTGTTGGGAATTGTGGAGGATGCTGTTAGGGCAGAAGTTCCTGTTCCTTTAACATATCCAGTCAATGTAGCTGCGCCAGTTCCTCCAGAAGCCACTGCCAAAGGAGCAGACAATCCGCTGATAGTTCCACCTGTAATTGCTACAGCATTTGCATTCTGTGTGGACATTGTGCCCAAACCAGTAATGTCTGTACTTGGGATGGTTGCAACGCCACTAATTGCAGAAGTGCCGTTACCCTTTAAATATCCACTCAAAGTGTTAGCGCCAGTTCCGCCGTTGGCCACCACAAGTGTGCCACCTAGTGATATAGCGCCGTTTGTAGGAAGTGCTGGAGTTAGGCCAGTAGTTCCGCCATCAAATGTGACAACGCCGTTGCCCTGAGCAAAGGCCAGCCAACTACCAGAGGTATAACCTTCAAATACGCTTGTGGTGGTGTTAAAACGAATTTGGCCAGTAACGCCAACAGGGCGCTGTACATCTGTACCTTTTGGTAGGGTTGCGGCGCCAGTGCCGGGCAAAATCACATTGTTTGCAATTGCAACCGTTGGGGCTCCGCCGATTCCATTCCCGTTTGTAACGTCAATTTGATTTGCGGTTCCCACAACTGAAACAGCGTTAAGTACACCGCCAGAGCTGACAGTCATCAGGCCGTTACCGCTTAGGTTGGCCAAGGACAAAACTTGACCCGTCAAGGAAACGGTTGGGTCTCCAGCAATTCCATCACCGTTGGTTACGGTAATGCCAGAGCCTGAAAATGCCACAGAACGCCCTGTAATGGACGTAGAGGACGTTTTTACCTGCAGCCCAGTACCAGAGCTCACCAATGACGATAAAGCGCCTGTGCTGGTGATATTAAAGACGCCCTGAGCTCCGCCATCCGTAACCGTAAGGCCATTGGTTGCGCCAACATATCGGCTGTTCGGCAACTGCGGGGTCTGATTGACCGTTAAGTACGTGTAAGTTTGTGTTGGCGATCCTGCAATAGCGCCAGTCGTAGTCTGTACGGTAACGCCGTTTTGAACGACGGGAACGAGCTCACTGCCAGTGATAGCACCAGCGGTGGGCAGTTGGGCAATGGTTACTTGTGCTGACATTATGTGCTCGTTGGTGGGTTGGGTGCAATGGTATTTTTATTTCCCGTCAAGGTTGGCGTTTGAGTGTTTTGCTCAGTGGAAATAAGGAACTGATTTGTTCCGCCAGTAATCAAGTAATTGTCTCCAGCGTCCAAAGGAAGGTCCGGTCTTGGAAACCGAATGGTAACCCTTTCGGTTTTTCTAGCAGGCAGCCTGTAAGGGTCACGTTGATCCGCGCAGCCCTCATTACAGACGCGCAGGCCCGGAAAGTTCGGATCATTCCTCATCACGGCATGCGGACGCTTCATCTTGCAGCGGTCGCACACCGCAATTGCGATGTCAGAGTAACCTAGGGTGTCTAGAAAGATGGCCACAGGTCACCTTGTGTAAACGCTAATGTTCGGCGCAAAGTAAATCGGCGACTTATCGCGTTCCTCCTCCTCGGCCCTTGCAAGGTACTTATTGGCCTGAGCGTCAAGGTACTGAACGCGCGTTATGTCCACGCCGGGCAGCTCTAAGCTCATCCTGTGAGCCAACATCATCAGCACCGCCTCATACCAGCGCTGTGGCACTTCCAGCTCGCCGTACAGGTCACCCACGTCCATGATCTGGCGAGAGTACCAAATGGTCATTTGATAAAAAGCGTTTTGGGGCGTTGGCCACAGTACGATTTCGCTCTGAGGAATAGTGCGATTGAACCAGTATTGAAATGGCTGATTGGCGGTGAAGTTCTTATTAGGCAGATTGGTGTAGTCGTCGCGGTTTAGGCGAGACATGGTAATTTCTGTGCTGTTGTTGCCTAAGTACCATTCGCGCAGGCTCAGAGTAGTTCCGTTGTAGGCGCGAATACGATAGTAGGACACCGTTTGGCCATTCTCAATGTCGGTCCAAACCCACTCGTTGTTGGTTACAGTAATTGCGCCAAGGTCCTGAAGCGTGCTCCAAGTAATTCCATCGATGGAATATTCCAGCGCAATAGACCAAGTGCCAGACGCCGCGGGCAGGAAGCCAATTGATCCAATAAAAATTGGGTTGGATGGACCGTAATTAACGGAAATATTGCCGTTGGGTGAGGTCTGGGTGCAAATGGTGTTTACGTCGCCGTCATAGACGTTTGCAACGGTTCCGCCAGCGGACGAGGTGTAGGCTCCGTCTGGCCTGTTCATCCAACGATATAGGGCGTTTAGAACGTCATTTCCACCAACGGGGAGTTGGTAAATTGCGCGGTCAGGGGTAAAGCCGTAAACCTTCTTCTCAATGGCCCAGTACTGGATGCCAATGTTAATCAGATCGGACAGCAAGAAAAATAAGGATTCGCGTGCACTAAGTACTTGCTCAGAGGTTAGCTCTTCTGCTAACTTTCCGCAGCGACGCGCGCCATGATCAATCAGCGTTTGAACCGTTACAACGGTTGTTCCGACGGTTCCTGAGTAAGCCATACTTGTCCTTTACCAGCCGGGGCAGTCCCACCGCTTCAAGGATGCTTTTGCCCTTGGAGCGTCACCTTTTGAATGCTCTACAACGCCTGACATGCGAGCGCAGAACGAGTCCTTTCGAGCGCCGCCTTGTGGTTGCGGAGCTTTCAAGTGACTTCCTGTCTCACGATTGTACTTGGCTCTACCCTTGGCGGTCAATCCAGCGCCCTGATCTACCGATAATTTCTCTCCGCGGCCCACGGCTAGGCTTGGACCACCCTCTTTCATTTTGGCGGTCTTTGCTGACTCTTTAAAAGCCGCAGCTGTTGGGGCGCCCTTGCTGCCCGGTTTGCGCATGCGCTCACCAGAACCTTCGGCTATTCTTTCTTGCTTTGCGTGGATGTTTTCATAGAGACCGCCGCCTTTAAACTTTTTGCCTTCGTCGGCTTTAGCAAAGTCTTTGCCCACCTTGGTAGGAATCCCAACTTTCTTTGCAAAGCTTGGGTTATGCGCTACGGCTTCCATGAGCCTGTGTTGGGATGCTGATTTGCTAGGCATGGCTGTCAATCTGGGTTTTTAATTAAGATGCCACCTGCATACATACTACAAGTCAATGGGCCACCAGAGCTAGACTTAACGCAAAATTGCATGTCTGTTTTTTCTGGGTGCGGGATTGGCGCAGTAAATGGTGTCTCTTGTTTTTGCACAAAAACAGTCTGGTGTGTCACAGTGATCAAGCCATTGTTTGCACCAGAATTAAACTTGTTGTACTCTTGACCAGTCATATAAGCGCTTGAAGTAAATCCAATTGCGGCGTCATACTGGGTGTAAGACAAGTAGAAAGTGTAACCAGCAGGAACGGTGTAAATCGACATCTGAGTCTGACCAATACCAGCATTGATTTTGGCGTACACGGTTGAACTGATGGATGCTGTGATATTGCCAGTGTTCGTGCTATTGAGCATTGACATACCATTGATTCGCAGGAAAGAATTGGTGGTAGTTACGCTAGTTGTTCCGTTTAATGCAATTGTCTCGGTCAATGGAACAAAACCTGCGCCCAAGCCATCAATCACAACAGAGCGAGTAGTGTTATCAGTTGCGGAATCACTTACCAAAACCAATGGCGCAGCAACGGATGGATATACATATAAACCACCAGATTGGGTTTGACCTTCCCACATTGGGCCTTGGGCCGTGTTGGCAATGTTTGGTGTGTAACCAAAAATTTCTATGCCTGTGTGACCATCAACTTGGCCACGAGCAACTTGCAATTCAAAAGGCTCAAATGTGCCTTGACGCGTTGCGGAAGAATAAGTCCCCATTTTTATCTCCTGAAAAAAGCAGGGGCCGAAGCCCCCACTCTCAACACTTTACAGAACCGCCACGCTTTTTACCGGGCGTTACAGTCACTGACTCTTTCGTCTTAGTTACGCTGTCAGCCTTGGGCGCCGAAGGAAAAAAGTCCTTCGCGGCATTCTTAACTTTGTCAAAGACTTTGCTAGGAAAATCGCGAATTGTGCGAGCCATGTTCATTTCTGACTCGCTTGGACCTATAGCCTTGTCGTAAGCGCCGTTAGACAAATCGACATTTCCGCCACTCTTGAGCCTCTTAACATTGGCAGAGCCATATTTTTCGTTGCTCATTGCCTTGGCTTCACGCATAGCTGTTGCATTTTCTTTTGTAGAAATTGCCTGCAGTTTGCGATTGCCGGGGGCCACCGCGCCACCCTTTTTGTACGTACCAGAGAGCTGGTTTATCGATACAGGTTTGGGCATGGGTTTGCTGCCTTGAGGCATTGCCACGGGACGACCTGTGTCAACAAGACCCCCCGTGGCGTAGGCTTTTTTTGGTGAACCACCTTTTTTGTAGCCACCAGCATTTGCCTTTGCCACGCCACCAGTAGCGTAACCACCGCCGTTGCCATCTTTCACTTCGCCAGTTTTAGCTGGAGAGTGATCGGGCTTGGCTGTGTTCATCTTGGTGTTACGGTAAGCTCCACCTTGGCCTTCGGTGTTGATGATGCCGCCCTTAGCGTAACCACCTTGACCGTCAACCACGCCGCCAGTCTTCAGGCCTTTGTGGGCCTTAGATGCGGATTTGCCCTCGTGGGACTTGAGCTCTGACTTAACACCCTTGATGGCCTTCATTTCGGCCTTGTGCTCGGCTTTAGACTCGCCGCCTTCTTTCATGGCAGGCATATTGGCCGCTGGGCCAACGGGACCTGCTGGGGCTGCACCAGAGGGCATACCCTTCATTGCACGGCGACGCATAGCCAAGGAAGGCTTCATGGGAGCGGCTGTAGCAGCCATACCGCCACGAGCGGGCATAGATGAGGGCATAGCCATCATTCCGCCATCGGCCTTCTTCTGAACCTTACCGCCTTTTTTGAGCTTCAATTCTATTGAAGGCTCGGTGGTCATCATTTTGACCATTGGTTTGAACTCGGCCATGATTTACTCCTTAAACTTTCTGGGCGTAAACCACGGTCAGGCGGAACACGCCCTGTGAGGTTACGGTGCCATTAGGATCAGCAGTAAATACCACGCTTTGGTTCGTGCCAATGTCCGACATTGCGGTCAGTTGAGCAGCAGTAAATGTCAAAACAGTACGACCAACAGCGCTGGCGTCAGTTGCAGACAAGTACTGTGTACCAGCGGCAACGGTTCCAATAGTTACTGGAACTTGTGTAGCTGTACCAAAGGTGGGAACGGTCACCATGTCAACATAAAAGTCAACAATTTGTGAGCTCGAAGGTAGCGTAATTGTGGAGCTGACGGCAGTGCCAGCAGCTACAGTCGTCACGGTAGTGGTTTGCGTGAGTACGACAAATCCACCGTCGGTGGTGTCTGTCAATGTACCCGACCCCGCACGCAGGGTTGAACCAAAATAGGTTTGCGCCATTATTTTCTCCTATGAAGAGGGGAGGACTAGCCTCCCCCACTTGCTTTAAACGCCGGGCGTACCGTACATTGCACGCGGATCGGTAAATCCGGGGATGTAACGCTCGGTAGCCTTGTAACGCATAGAGTCGGTTTCGAAGTCGCCTTCCATGGTTTTTTCCAGCTTACGACGCATCAAGAGCTTCATGCCCTCGGGAGCGTCGGTCTGTACCCACCAAGAGGTTTGGTTGGTCAAACGCGACAGAACAGCAGCACCCTCGTCCAGCAAGCCGATAGACTTGATGGGGTTGATGTCGTTGTTGGCGTTACCAGCACGCAAAACCGACTTCAGCAAAACTTCAGCTTGGAAGACGTTGCCGGGAGCCACGACGATTTGACGTGGGACCAGACGAATCTTCTTGCCGTTGTTGTCCACAGCCTGACGGATTTGAATCAGCATCTGCTCCAGAGAAGTCTGGCTCAGGTTAGCGGCGGTAGCCAACTGGTTGCTGAAAGTACCGTTCACGATGGGGTGTGCAGTGTTAATCAAAGACACGCCGTCGCCACCGGGGTAGCTGGAGTTGAAAGCACGGTTCAAGATGTTCGCGCACAGGGTCTCTTTGGTCTCGATCAGAGACTGAGCCAAGTGACGAGCATAAACCTGACCGATACGGATGTGGTCACCGTCTTCAACCAACACTTTGGTCAACGCGAAGGCCAAGCCATACACGTTGTACACATAGCGCTGCAAGAAGAGAACACCACCCTGCTGATACGAAACAGGAGTTCCGTCAGGCAGTTGAGGTGCGGCGCCAAATCCATAAAGGACGGGCTCTTCGTGGTAGTTGCGGGGAATACCTTCTTGTTCACGGAAAACGCGTGACCATTCATCGGTACGTTGATCATAGACTCCGTCGAAGCACTCATTCAGAATGGGTTCAACGATTGAACGGAAGTCCGTACTGCGCATTGGGGCGGCCATTTTTTAGTCCTCCTTAAACTGCTACAACAGTCGCTTGATACTGCGACTTATTGATTTGCACTTGTACAACAGTGTACGAATCTCCCCATGCGTTGTCCACGCCGGGGGTCAAGCCGATAATTTTCATTTGCGCAGTCGAGCCAGCAGACGCTAATGTTGAAGACAGGGTGCACTGAGACAGGCCAGTGGTGGTAGAACCAGCAGTGGTGTTGCTCAGGTCAGCTTGGGCGCCAACTGCAGACTGTGCCAAGGAACCGTCGCACTGAACGTCATAGACGATGGCGGGGTCTTGGTAGAAGTATGCAACGCAGGAGCCAGTCACGTAAGCAGTGCTGGCGGGCCAGTAATTGCTCACACGACGACGGCCAGTGGTGTCAGTCCACTCAACGCCAGCAAAGGCGCCGAGGAAAGAGTCACCAGCAGCAGCAACCTGAATTTGGCCAGTAGTGTCCATCTTGACGGGTTGCCCCTTCAGAATGGTCGTTGTATAGCCAGAGAGAATACCGTCAGCGAGAGCCACAGCGCGATCCAAACCCGATGGGTGGAACGAAGGACGCAAGCCGAACGGAGCGTTAGTCGAAGACATATCTAACTCCTTTTGTTAATTGATCACCCAATAAATACGGGCGACTGTACATTTCGGTCCAAATTGCCAAATCCCTCACCTTCAACGCTTCCCAGACTTCTGCCTGAGCTGTCGCGATTCCCTTGAAGCTGTTCAACTTGAACGCGGATTTTTTCCGCCTCCTCGTTTGGAGCCTCATGGTGCATTTGCAACATAACGTCCTGATAAACCTCCATAGGAAGCTTATACAAGCGCATTTCGTTACACGCAACAAAACCTACATCCTCTCCAGCCTTTATGCGATATGCATCAAACCCGATTAACTCATCTGCTTTAACAGGTACATAACCAAGCCGCATTCGCTTATCAATGCTGTCGTATCCGTTGGTGGTTGATAACCAGCAAAGGTGCCATCCCGGAATTTCTGGGACTTTTGGCAGCGCACTTTGTGTCCATTCGTTGCTCCACGCCTTGCGACGTTCCTGCGCTGACATGAACTTCTCTTCTGGGGCGGCTCGGTCAAGGTCTTGCGAAGACCTATTTTCACGGCCACCTGCGTTGAGAGTTTTTTTAAGACGTGTATCCATAATGTTTAGCTCCTTTTGTTTCGTGCTTCTTGGGCGTATCGTTTAATCATTCGGTTGCGTTTTTCTGAGTCATCCCAAAAACCCGCATCCTTCATTGCTCTAACCTGTGCTGGGTCTAGAACAAATGTGTTTCCGTTTGCACGGCCGACTGATTCACGACTCGACCCAGTTACCACGCTACGTGGGCTCCTTCTGGAATTTTCGTCATTACCTACAGTATAACGGTGTGGAAGCCTTTTTTGCAAGCGATTGTCTAATTCTTCCCAATAATCTGCAGTTGCGGGGTCCCAACCTTCTGAAACTAGACGGTTGTCGATCACTTTGGCAATCTGAGTATCCTCATCGTTTGCCTCAGGGTCGTACCACGAGTTTCTCTCCATCCAGCTATTTGCCAAGCGAATTAACTTTGGATTTGCAGGTGCGGGCTCTTGCATACTGGTGCGCGCCGCCTGCTCCTTGTAGTTATTCATGGCCTCTAACTTGCGTCGGCTGTCGTACCAAAGCTCTTGCGCCTTAGTAAATGCGGCGCCGTCCGAGTTATCGGTGGCCTCTTGCATTTTCTTTTGAGCATATTGAAAGCGATATTCCTCGTCCTCAATAGCTTTTTCAAAGCGGGCCAAGTCTGCGCCGTGGGTTTTACGCTCCACGACAGACAGGCGCTCCATCAGCTCTTGGTTTTGACGCTGCAGCAGGCTAAGGCGTTGATCCTTTTCCTCGTTGGTACGCTTGATATATTCTTTTTTGGCTTTACGACGATTGCGTCTAGCCTCTCGAACTGCGTCCGTGTCGTCTGGATGGTCAACGTCATCGGCGTCAGCAGCGGTTTGTTTGTTAGTGTCGTCATCATCGTCATGGACTGCCAAGTCGTCTGGCAGGTCAACGGTGGCCGAGCCATCTTGCTCCTCAACAACGTCGAGGAGTTCTTCTTTGGTGGTGTCGTTCATATGTAAGCCTTCATGGTGAGCGGGTCACCAGTTAGCTTTGCAATGACTTCGTGGTCGTTCAAAATCATAAACAAAGATGGCTCTTCATTTTCATCTTCGCCGGGCACGGGAACTTCCCAACGGTCACCACCCCATTTTGGTACGCGGATAAATTCACCTACGCTGCACCAAGAACCTTCAGGCCATCCTTGCATCGTGTCACGATGCTTAAAAGCCAGTGGGCCAATCTCTATAACTTTGGCAATCATGTTCTGCCACTTTTCTGTCTCTTGTGTTTCGTGAGGCAAAAAAATACCAGATTTCGTTTTTTTAACAGCGCGGCGGAGTTGCACCAAGATACGTCCGCCAAGAGGTTTTGCGCCGGGTTCTACGCTCGGAAATGCCCAAGCCAACTCAGCTTCGTTAGAAGCTTCCGGGTTACTCATCGTCATAATCATCTTTCATTAAATTATTAAGAATATCTAAGGACTCCTGTAGTCCCGCGAAATGACCCACACAGCGTATATAAGACTCCCAGTTAGCTGCATTTCCAGCAGCAAGGGACGAGGCTATTTCAGCCTGCCTAGCCTTAATTCCACCAATGAGGTCCGATAGGGTTTTCATTTTTTCTTAGTCTGTGATAGACCTCCTTGTGGTTTTGGGCTGTTTGATTGGCCCTTGGGTTGCATGCTGCTGCCGTCAAGCTTCTCGCCCATTGCGATGCGCTTGTGCTGCTTCACGTTAATGCCTTTTTGCTCTTGATCACTAGTCGCCATATTGGCCTCCTTGGGTTGGTACGGCCTTGCTCTGCTCGAAATTGAGCTTTGCAGCATCGCGCGTTAGGCGGGCCGTTTCGATGCGTTCCTTCATTTCGTTGTCTCCGTTTGCAATGGCCAGACGCAGCTGCATCTCTTCCATGTCCTTCTGCTGGCGCTGTTGCAGCTCTGCCATGTCCATCTGAATCTTGGCGGCCAGTTCCTTGTCCTTGAGCTGCAGCTCTGCCTGATCTCGATTGGTACGGCGCTGAGTCTCTGCCATGCTGGTGTCGAGCAGTACCTTGGTGTCTGGCGTCATTTGCGGCTGTGGCTGGAACTGCTTTAGTCCCTCCATCATTTGCTGAATGACTGGCATGATTCCCTTTAGGGTGGACTCTGCGTCCATGTCCACGTGCTGAGACGCCGCGCCAAACAGCTTGTCTACGGCCTTTGGATCGTCCAGCATGTCGTAATCTGGCAGCTTCTTGCCTAACGACTTCTGTACATAGCCGTTCATGCGGTTGAGGTACCAAAGCACAATGTGCTGCTTGATATGCTCCACGGCCTTTGGAAGGAATGCAGGCGCCACAATGGGGTTGCCGCCAAATATGGGGCTCTTGGCAAAGTCCAAATGGGCCTGTATGTGGCCAAGGTGGTCCTGCTCTGGGTAAGCGAAGGCGGCCTGACCGATTGCCATAGCGACGTTCTCGTTTGCCGCGTCCATTTTGACTGGAGGAGGCACGTCGACCATGATTTCGTTGATGCCGGGCACCTTAATCTGCTTCAAGAAGCGCTGCAGCACTGCGCGCTTGTTGAACATCTCAGGATTCTTGTCCATGATGGCCATAACCGCTTGGGTTTGCGCCATACGCTGGGTTTCGCTGAAAATATGCGGGTCAGAGACTGGAATAACGTCTGTTATGCGAGCAAAATCCTCGCGCTTGATGTCTAAATCCTCTACAACTTCACCGCGCTGCATGTCATCAAGATACCAGCGGTTGATTCGGCTCAAAACCTTAAGAACTCGACCTTGAGATTCATGCAAACGGGCGTGAATGGATGAAAAAACAGCGGCGCCCTGCTCAATTAGCGCTTGAGTCGTGCCAACAGGCGTGTTGCTGTTCACATCGGCAATCTTTTCCTCCGCGGTGGTGATAACGCCCTTGGCCGCATTGGTTAGCCAGCCCAAAAGTTCAAAGAGAACCTGAGAAGGTGGGTTAAATGGCATGGACATAGCAATCTTGCGCACGTCGTCCACGCCGGGAGCGCCTTCAATCTCAACAACCTGCGTGACTTCGACCTCTTGGGACTGGCCAGAAATCTTGCCGCCCTTAAGCTTCAGGAGCGTCGCGGAGTTATTGATGTGGGCAGAGTCCAACAAAGCTCTTAAAGCGCCTGTAAGGGCCGCTGAGAGGCCTCCAATGAGCTGCGGCAGGCCAACAGCATACGCTCCACGCCATGGAATGAATTTGAACTCGATCACCCAGTCCAATTTTGTCATGGTGTCGTCGCCCTCTTCCCAATTGCGGTAGAGGCCAATAACTTCTGACGACAAATCGTCAATCATTAGGATGTAAGGTGCGGCCTCGCCGTCGGTTAGGGGGTCGTCTTCCAGCTCTAATGTCGTGTATACGTGATATACGCGCCTTAAACCGTCCTCGTTGTCGTTCTCAGACTTCCCTTCGATCTTATTTGTCGCTTTTTGTGCCGCAGTCATCTCTGGGTCCATGGTGGCACGGATCAAGGCGGTGTCGCGGTACAGTCCAGAGTTGACTCTGCGCTTGTAGTCGAAGTCGGAGATGTCGTCGACCTCAGTAAAGCGCTGTGCAGTGTAAAAGTTGGCCGCTGCGTATGGCAATAGCACATTGTCTATGGGCAGAAACTGTGCGCATGGACGACGTTTCTTCTCGTCGTACCACAGCTTTAGGTACTGAGAACCTCCAAGGGGCAACTGGGTAAGTAATTGCTCCTGCTCGTCACGGAATTCCTCGATCTGTTCGGTGAGCTGCCAGTTCATATAAGCGCTCTTACGCTCTGCAATCTCTGTTTTGTCCTCTGTTACGTCACCCAATATCTTGGTTTTGGTTGGGCCGTCAGGTGGGAACATCTCCTTGATGGCTCGAGCGGCAAAGTCGATGCAGGCCTCGGCCATTACGGGGTGAACTACCTTAGATGCGCCGTTAAAGTTGGCGCCGCCGGGTGCGTCGTTGCCCATTCCCGTGCGCTTAATACCCTCTTCGTACTGTTTATCGCGCTGTTTACGGGCCTGTTTGTCCTTTTCAATGAGGTCAATGTAGCGTAAGGCCAAGCTGCTCAGGTCTAGCGGGCTAATATGGTCGCTGTCGGCAAGGTTAGTGTAGAAGTCCTCGTCGTCCATCGGACCCTTGGTGTCTAAGGTGACCACCACAGAGCCGTCAGGCAGCTCCTCAAGCTCGGCGTCGTCCATCTCAGGCATGTCCACCTCTACCTCTTCCTGTGGCTCCTGTTGTTGGCCGTCAATAAAGCGGCCATATTCTGGGTCTACTGGGAATTCTGTTGCCATTTTTAATCCTTGTTTAGCCTCTATTTGCTCGAGATAGGGCGCCTATAGCACCGCCTTTTTTGTTGCCTGATTTTTGCAAGTTGGTGAGATATTTATAGTCAACAAATTGCTGTGGCTGGTTACGAGCCAAGTCGTAATAACCAACAGGAGAGGGTTTGCCAGACTTATCTACACGACCTTCGTATTGCTTCATCCAATCTGGAACAGCAATTTCCAATGGAACAGGCTTATATCTCACACCAAGGTCGGTTCCTGTAACTTGATGGGGAAAGGCAATGTTTAGGTCAGGACGCTCAATCTGTCCGTTGTCCAACATAAAGAGGTGAGGACCAACATCGTTGGTGGCGGCATTACGCAAAATAGGATCAGTCTCACGATCCAAAAGTTTTTGCATTTCAGCAGCGTCACTCCATTTTACATTTGGGTTTGCATTTTTAAAATCCAATCGAGACATTGGACCCTTGACCCCAGTACCCAACAACACATCACCAATTACAGCGCGTCGATCAAACGTCTTAGCAAAATCAAGTGCTTGCGGGTCTGTGATGTCAAAGTCAGATGGAAACAACGGCTTGCCAGTCTTTTTAACCACAGCATCTCTGATGCGCTTGTTAATCAAATCTATCTGCGCAGGGTGGATTGCGTTAACTTGATTGGCATTCTGCAAGTTTTGAATGGCGTCTTTGATCACCACCGTGTTGGACTTGTGCTGAGTGGGAGAACCAGCAAAGGTTGTCCACACCGACGAATCGGGGTCTTTGTTTTGGTTGATCTTTTTCTTGGTTGTATTGACATCTCCAAAACCCCATACAGTATTGGCATTCTTATGCGGCTCAGAGTAATGCTGTAAAGCTGAAAATCCAACGCCACCGCGGTTAGGGCCAAATACTCTAGAGCGATCAGCCTCTGTTAGGTGGAGGGTTTTACCTTCGGAGCCTGTAATTCCAAGCGCTTCGGACATACGCATGGTGGGAGGAGCCTTTGGATCGGCGAAGTCGACTCCGGGAACACCCATGCCTCTAGCTTTTAATCCTGCAACATCAGAACTCATCTCGGCCTCATTGGCTTTAGCAGCTTTGCCTTTTTTGGGCTCAACCGCTGGCATCGCTAGGCCTTGCTTGAACATATAGTTCTCAATGGCTTCGTTGGCCATCGGAGCTGATGATTTGATCGCTTTATTCGCAACCTTAGCAGCCTTTACTAAATCAGCCGGGTTGGCGGTAAGGCTACCTAAGCCAGCGGCAGCACGGGAGACTGGGGCGTCTGAACGGAAGGGAAGGCGCTGCTCAATATCTTCAGACGTTGGGAAGAACGTCTTGCTGGTCTTGTCGCCAGTTACCAGCTCTGACATTTTTGGGGATCGAAAGTAATCGTAGAGAGCACGACCGAGTGACTCGATGTCGCCGGGCATACCTAACGTGCCAGCAATACGACCACGCAAGAAGTCGAGCGGCACGTTCTTTGCCGCCTCTGGGTCTTGCTTGCTGCGCTTAGGCTTCATCTGCGGGAACACGCCAAACGCTGCGCCGCCGTCTTCCATGTGGACATCGCCGCCCCCTGCGTACTTGAAGTCCTTCTTGTTGCCGTACTGCGGCTTCTTGGCCAACACCAGCGGACCAACTTGGATGGCCTCCTCGGCCGCCGTGATGGGTTTCATTGTGCGCCTGTCGTAGAAGTATCCATGACGCTCGGGGTCCATGCCCACCTGCACCCATTCAGGGTTGTTGAGATACTCTTGAGCGCGTGCCACGGCGGTTGCCTCGTCCGTTGGGTTCCACTCGCCCTTAATGGTGGCAATAGTCCCCTTGGGCTTTCCCGCGGCAATACTTAAAGCTGCCTTATCGGACATACCAAACGTGGGGTTCATTACGCCCGCGACACTCTCGTATCCAACGCGGTCACCAGCACCAAAGCCAGCAGCTTGGCGGTGAACTGCTGGGACCCACACGCCGTGATCGCTGTAAGCTGGAATGTCAAGGCGCAGTCCCACTGGGTCACCAGCTTTGAGCATGCTTGAGGGTGTACCGTACAGGTCGCGCTTGTCAGCCGTCAAAGCGTTGATCGCCTCGTCTCTGGTCGCTGGCTTGGGAATAAACTCGTAGGGCTTAACAGGCTTGTACTTCTTGACGAGCTTTTCATACTCGGCGGGAGTCATCTCACCGCCCTGAATTTTTTGTGCGCCCTCTTGCAGTTCAGGCACGCGCTTGGTCACGTCCTTGAAGTGCATGTTGATGCGATCCACTAACGGCTTGACGCCCTCAACAACACCCTCGACCGCACTCTTTACCGCATTCTTTACTGTACCGCCTTTGGAAAAGGCTGGGCCTTCATTAATCTGGCCACCGTCGCTCATGTCGGGCACGGTGTTGTACACCTCACCACCAGCTGCGTACTTCTGCACCTGCTTGTGCCATACGTGCTCACGACCTTTGTATTGCACGGGAACGCCACCACCAGCCATGGCCCACTCCCTGAGTGACTGCCTCTTAGGAACCGATTGGGTTTCCAAAGGCTTAATCTCAGGCAGGTCAATAGGCTTAATCTTATTGCTTAGTTGATTTGGGTCGACAGATATGTTGGGCTTGGTCTCATCAGCCATGATGGGTTCCTTTGTCGTATACCCCTGCATCATAAACGGTTGGGCGTGTCAAGTCCAATAAATGATTACAGGCATAGCGCGACCCCGAGTCCCCCGACCTGAGAGACTTCAGCCATCCTGTAGGACTGCTGCACGCTGAACGCCATATTCCTTTTATCGAGCACCCGTATCGTGGGCCATCCGCTGTCGGTTTGTTTTGCTCGTTTCTGTGGTCGCTATGGAACGCCACTGGCATCGGGGTCGCGACTGCAATGCCATCGGTATATGAGTGCAGCCCCGACATTGGCCCATTAGCTAACCCGCTCTGAGGGTTGCATAGAAAACAGAAAAGCCGCTTACTACTGCCCCCTGTAGGAACCCCGCAAGCGGAGAAGAGGCATGAGTAAACGGCTTGAACCTGTTGCTTCCTACGACAACGCTTCCATTGTATCACGGTCTCATTAGATTGCATAGGGGTTGACCCTTCTTACTCGTCCAGTGTCGGCGTAGTCGTCCTCGTCCCAGTCCTCCCGCGGTGGTGGGTCGATGTCCAGCCACCCTGAGTCGCGCAGGTAACGCAGCGCCTGAGTGCATGCGTCCACTAGGTCGTCGTGGGTGGTTTCGGGGAAGGAGCATATCTGGCTCACGAATCCCTCGGCCCAGTCTTTGACGTAGCCCTTGCGGCGGTCGCTCTCAGGTATCCACACCCTGCCGCGGGCGATGATGTTGGAGACAATGTTGAGGCGCTGCAGCTTGTCGGCGCGGCCGGGGTTGTACGCCCTTACAGGGAGGTGCGCACGCTGTAGGTCCTGTATGAGGGAGATGCCAGCGCTCTTATCCTCGATCAGCAGCAGGTCCACCCTCTTGCGGTCCTTGCCCTCACCGAAGACGGTCTCGTACTCCTCCAGCACCTTGGGGCGCA